ATTTTAGTGTCGAACGAACCGGCATCAGTTACGAGACGAGCCGAGTCAACGCGACTGAAGTTGAGTGTACCGGTGGGCTGAAGCTTACACGTGTCAAGGCAGAATGGGTACATGAAATGGGTCGCGACACTGCTATCCATAGTCGTGAACGACGTGTGGTAGTATAGCGAGGCGGACGTGTAGTGAGGCTGCGCCTTCTTCGCATCACCAACATCAGTGCCATTGATCTGAAGCTTTACGTTGCCACTGGCCACGCCTACACCAGTAGTCTTATGCGTCGCGATGAACTTGATGGGATGGTTGTAGTTGAGCTCTTGCATCAAACCACCGGAAGCGATCGACTGCTGCGTCTGTGTGATCAGCATGTTCTGGGGAGCCGACGAAAGCGCTGTGCGCTCGTCGGTATCCAGGTAAACAAACTGCGCGTGGACCTCGTAATCGGTCACGGGGAGCGTACCCCACGAAATACGGATCTCGACATCGTGGTACTGAAGCGCCACGAGAGGAAGCGCCGACTGAGCATTCTCGCAGAACGAGAAGCGCAGGGGGTAGAAACCAGCATCATCAGCCGTGGCGGCCGAAAGAGACTTGGAGTACGACTGACAAAGTGTCACGGGAGCGATTTCCTGAGAGAACTCAGATGTTTGTGTGTCGATGACCTGACCACCGATCAGTAGCTCAACCTTCTTAATCTCACCCTTCCAGTTGGCCCGTGTCAACGTGTTACGGGGGGACCGGTTAGAGATGTACACGTAACCGAGCATGTCACCCTTGCGCTCGAAACGCACAGTGGACATACCATTCGTAGAGGGGTTACCCTGGATAACCTGCTTTTCGACAGTTTGGGCAAAGTTTGTGTGACGCTTGTACGTCGAACGAAAAAAAGATACTTCGGGATTACCAACAATGTGGGCATCCTGAGCACCCACGGCAACGAGTTGGGCGATACCACCAGACATTTATATTATACTACGTTTTTATTTTTAAGTATCAGAATAGAGGCGTTCCGGGATTGATCGACTCGGTCAGAAGAAGCGATAGAATTCCGATCATCGCGAGACGTCCATTGAGAAGCTCGGTCTCGGGCTTCCAAGGACCCTGAACATAGCCCTCATCACCGGGGTTCGCAGCGGTACCAAGAAAGGTGAGCGCGGTCACGGCAACGGTAAGACCGATGTGTTCCTGGAACTGTGTACTGAGGGAGTGACCTGTCACGAGTTCGTCGACGAGCGCAGACGTGAACCCGATCATGGCAGCCCGACCATTGACACGCTCCGCCATGGAAAGGTAATCATTCGGGCGATCAATCTTCGTAAGAGGCGTTCCTCTGGACGCACGGGTCTTGATGGACCTGGTCCTGGACCGAGGCGCGGGCTTTACGGTAACGATAGGCTTAAGGGCAGCAATGCAGGACATTGTACTTTCTATACGCGACAATTCTTTATGTTCAACGCGCCTCTAGTTTTTGTACACGTGTAATCAAAGATAGGACGAGTGCTTCGAGGTTCTTTGTTTTGACCTTTTCGACTTGAAGAGCTTGCTCGAGCTCGGTCCGGGTAGTTGATTCACTGCTAGTGATTTTGACTTGTGGTGGCTCGGGCCATACGGGGTTTTCTGGATCTTCTGTCGTCGAGGGAATGTCACGGAGAGCTTGACGGTATTCTTTCCATTCTTTTATTTCATATTGATCTGTCCAATCCGAAACAGTTAGTAATTCATTCCTTTTATCTCGTAAAATTTCAAAACCCTTTTCCCTGAAATTACAAATAAATCTTTGTTCGAAAAGTTCTTTATCTGGTTTTTCATACCCTTCAGGAAACTTGATCGTATCCCATGAACCACTATGCCCAAATGTATCAGGTGGATTAACCATCAAACTTCTGACCGTGTTAACAAATACAGTCGTGAAATATGGGTGTAACATTTTCTCATTGTTCGAAGACATTAAAGTATAATTAGAAATAATTTTTTGGGATGTACAACATATTTACAGCTGCTCCATTTAAGGAAAAAGTTCCACCACTGACTTTTACGCGCATACATATAGTGCGAGTTCCAGCAGATACTTTAAGAGTTCCGGACCAATTAAAATCTTGCCAACTCACACTAGAATCTTTATATCCATGGAAATCACCACCGTTAGTTGAGGCACCCCCACCAGTAAAACTATCATAGAACCCGGAAGTATCCGCCGGATCTGCACTATCTACGCCAATTTTCGCATACACCCATTTATTTGCGGTATCGTTACTCCAGTGACCATTAGAACTCACAATTAAATACCCATCCTGAGGGATCGAGACGGTAAATGTCCATAAGTTCGTCTCACTGGTAGAAGTCGTTGAATAACTCCATGCCGACGGTGCATAAAATAAATTAAATTTATCAGTGTGCCCGAAATACACGCGTTGTGTCGATCCGTCTACATTTATCAGTTTAGTCCAAGAATTAGTATAAATCCCCCATGTTTCGGTATTAGGTATATGAGTTGCCATCCCCTGACGCCCAAACACGGAACGTGTACCAGTAGCAAGACCTATACCCATCAAAGCATTACCCCCGAAACCTAAAGAATATAAGTCTCCATCGGCGTATGTAGTTTGAGTCCCTAATTGTATCACTTTATCGTAAGCAACTGCAGGACGAGGAACCTGAAGGAGAGACTGAGGATCCGACGTCCCGATACCAACTTTGCCGGTTGTTTTTACTACAACAGGGTTGGTTGGGTTATTTAGGTAAAGGTCGGCCCATCCATTTAAAGCTGAATTATGTGATCCAACGCAAGCATAGGTGTTCAACGACCCTAGTACGACACGTGGATAATTTCCAGATCCGCCGAAGACACCTGAAATCCAATTAGCACTCGTATCCCCAACACCACTGACAACGTGAAACTTTCTCGAAGGACTCGTCGTCCCGATTCCCACATTGCCACTCGCACGAACAGTTAACTTTTCAGTTAAAGTCGTTCCTACAGCACCGTCACCTGTTAATATACCAAATACACCAGAAATGGCATCATCACTACCAAGATACATGGCACTGCCACATGTTAAACCACCTGTATTGCTACGTATTTGAACTGTATTATTGGTTTCGACTTTGTTTTTTATGTTCACTCCAATAACTTTAGCCGCATACCCTACACCACCAACTGTTGAATCGTTATAAGTATTCAAAACATATAAATCAGATTCAGAGTATAACCCACCTCGTATACTAAAGGCTGGTACTGTATCATTCTCTGGGCCACCATCAATATCTAAGGCAGCGATAGGACTTGTCGTCCCGATGCCGACATTACCCGTAGACCTATAAATATCACTCCCACTTAACGTGAAATAGTTCGTTCCGTCAGCTCCGTCAGCTCCTCTCGGAACTGTAAAATCGAAAACCGCGGCAGAAGAAGACCCGCTATTCGTTACAGATCCATTCGTACCAGCCGCTCCGGTTGTCGTGGTACCGACCGCAACCGTCGCCGCGGGTCCCTGAACACCCTGGGCACCTCTCGGAATGGTAAACTCGAGATTCGCAGCTGTCGAAGTTCCCGTATTCGTGACACTCGCAGATGACCCCGCAGTCCCGGTTGTCGTAGTACCTATCGCTACCGTTCCAGCGGGACCGATGTCACCCTGAACACCCTGAACACCTTGAACACCTTGAATACCCTGGTCACCTTTTGGGATAGTAAACTCGAGGTTCGCAGCTGTCGAAGTTCCCGTATTCGTGACACTCGCAGATGACCCCGCAGCCCCGGTTGTCGTAGTACCTATCGCGACCGTTCCAGCAGGACCTGTAGCACCCGTATCACCCCTCGGAATAGTGAAATCAAACGACGCAGCCGATGAAGACCCCGTATTCGTGACACTCGCATTGGTTCCGGGAGTACCCGTTGTCGTCGTACCGGCAGCCACCGTCGCAGCTGTTCCCGTTTCACCCTGAATACCCTGAATACCTTGAATACCCTGGTCACCCTTCGGAACTGTAAAATCGAAAACGGCAGCAGAAGAAGACCCGCTATTCGTGACACTCGCAGATGACCCGGCGGCTCCCGTTGTCGTGGTACCAGTGGCGACCGTGGCAGCTGTTCCCGTCGCACCAACGTCACCCCGTGGAATCACGAATTTAAACTCTGCGGCTGTGGGTGTTCCCTCATTCGTGACAATCGCATCTGTACCGGGTAAACCCGTATCCGTACTGTGGACGGCGAGTGATCCAACAGGAGCGTTCACCAAAAGTGACCCGTCTCCTTCGAACGACACTGCTTTCACGCGCCCCGGAGTTGCGTTTATTTCGATTTGCGAACCTACACGTAAATCAGTATTCACGTACGCGTTACTGTTTACGTGTAACCCAGCGTGTGGATCGGTCGTGACAAGACCGACGCGATTGTTTGTCGTATCGACAAACAAGTGTGATGACCCGACGAGTAA